ACCAAGTTCCTCTTTGAATGTGAATCTTCTTGATCTCAGTATAAATGAAACGACGAAGTTCAGGTTCGGTAGTGTTATCAAAAGCATAATAAAGACGATTCAAATACTCATCTTGTGTTGCACCTATGTTACCATCACCACCGATGTCATTGAGTGATGAACCTGCCTGCACACGATTCTTTCCAAAGTTACCTGAGACACGTCCAGTTGTTCTCAGTTTAGGACGAATCTTTGAGAGGTTAGAGTAAGTCATCGTGCGTAAAGATAACCTCCTGCCCAATCACAACGCTCAAGCATTTGCTCACGAGATTCAATAATCAGCACATTGTAACGCTCACCTTTTGCAGGTGCTTTTATGCTTGCTGGTTTATACACGGAACCAGTTTGTTTATCAATGAACGCATGAATAGAGTCACGACGATCACCGATGTGCATGAACACTTTGTGATACTTACGACCAGAAGAATCCAGAGAGTAGTGATACCCATCAGGAGCATCTTGCTGGAGAGCATCACACAACATCAAACCATATTTGACAATGTTAAGATAGATCGTGTTGCGAGCATCTTGAGTTGCAACGTAATCAGCAAAAGTAGCAGTCATTTCAATCAACCTCCAAACATTTCTTCAAAGAGGGGAGTTTCAACAAATCTTTGACGATCATACTCATCACGAACACGATAGATTTCATCTTCAACCATCTTAACTTCAGCACGTTTCATGAGAAGTTTGTGACGAAGTTCGTAGAGTCGTTGATTGCGTTCGGTAAGAGTCATTTTAGTCATGCTTATACTACAGGGACAATTTGGTCGTGCCCCCCCCCCTTACCAACTCTTTGCAATGTTGAAGTTAGCATGAGAGAATACCTCACGATCAACTACTTTGTAGGATCCAAACTCGTTGTGAATGACATAACCTTCGTGGAAGGATTGCACATCCCAGATATAGCACTCAATGTCATCGGTTTCGTGAATGAACAGGAACAAATCTTCCTTGATTGATGCAACGAGTTTCCACAAACGAATCAGGTTAATGTCACAATCGCATTTTTCTGCAATTTCATCTTCATTCACGGGGATTTGCTCCCTGATGCAGTCGTTGATTGCTTTTTTGATTTGTGATGCTTTGTTCTCACTGACAAACTCACATAGAGTGCTCATTTGCTTGGCAAACTTACACACATCCTCCAAATCTTCACGATAAGGATTCAGTTCTACTTCAGGTTGCACAAACAGAACACTTTTAGTGCTTGCAAACTTGCTGATGATAGGATGTGCTACCATCTCAGGAAGTTTGTCACCAGTGTAATAGGTATGCGGTGCAATGATGATGTCTTGACGTACAGGTTCGGGGAACTTGTAAGTGATAACATTGGGAGTAAATGTATCGCAACCAGAACCGAAACCAATCCAATCTCCCTGATAAACTCTCTTCGTGCGAGGGAGAAAGTCCAGGCAATAGATAAGAATCTTCACCACATTTGGTTGATGACCAAAGTGCATAAAGATGTCATCAGTAGTGTAGCACAGACGAATCTTTTTCTTGTTAAATGCTGCTTTGGTGCAGACAAAAAACTTACCATTCTCAGGATTAGTTCCCCACACAATAGCAGGAGCACCATCAATCTTGGTGCTGATAATAGAATCAGCAGAGAACCAATCTAGGACAGAGAGATCACCAGTAAGGATGGAATCTTCGGGGTGTTCGATGTGAGTGTTTTGCATGATTCTATTATTGCATAAAAAAGGGGGATGATACCCCCGAATGGACAGTTATCAAACTGTCACATAACGAGCACGGATTTCCTGATACTTAGTGACAGAATAATCAAGTGCTTTTTGAATGTAAGGAGAGCAAACATTCACGGCTTTCTTTACATCTTCCACCAGTTTGTTGACTTCATACTGATGGATCTCCCAGCGAACCTTAATGTCAGCAATATATTGGTCACGGGTGATGAGAACCTCAGGAACTTTCACCGCAGGAGCAACAACAGCGACAGAAGCAGTTTGCTTGCGAGCGCGAGGCATAGAGTAGAAGCGTCTTACACTACAGGGACACTTTGGACGTGCCCCCCTTCAATCAGTTTTTAACGATTAGAATCTCGTGAGATTCTTTTTTATTATGATCTACACCCCTCTCCTTCTTATTCTTACCAACTCTAGTTTCACCTGCTTGATATGAATAGTGCCACTCGGGATAGTATAACTCAAAATCCTTGTAGTATTCACGAATCGTCTCACAGTTATTGTAAGACAGAATGAAACTACCTTTGTGATTGTGTAGAAGATCTCTCAACTTTTCATGATCGAATCCTGTATGATGCACATCAATGTTGCAGTTAGGATACATACCCTTCAGCATCTTGTTGTCCGAATCTTTATCCAAATAGTAAGGAGGATCAAGATATAGTAAATCGTTCTGAAAGTTAGGAATAACTTGATCGAAAGTTTGTTGCTCTACATGTAGTTTTGAATTGCGATAAGATCGGATATAGTGTACCATCTTATCCCACTTTGTCTGGTTTTCATATATCTTACTCATCCAACCCATATACATTGGACCATAAGAAAGATTATGGTTGAAGTAATAATATGCAGCAGCAGTGATGCTATCTAATTGGATGGGATCACGTTTGTAATGATCTGTCTTCCAATCTTTGAGCATTTCTTGAGTATAATCCCACTGAACTAAGATCTCTTTAATCTCAGCATATTTCTCTTTGGTAGGAGTCAACCCCTGAAGTTTATTTGCAAACTCATCGGGTGAGTTCAACAAAACATTCCAGAAGTTGACTAGAGCATGAAAGATGTCAAATCCATAGACATCAATACCCAACTCAGATGACCACCTAGATTCTAAAGAACCTCCCCCAATAAAGGGGGAGATGATTCGTTCTGGATATGGAAGTTTAGGAATATATTCAGTAATGATTTTGTATGCCTTAGACTTACCACCAGCATAACGAATAGGTGTTTTCATAGACGAGGATCTGAGAACTTACTTGAAATCTTGATTGCATCGGAAATAGTTTCTTTACCAATGCGATAAGCAGATGCAAAGTTTTGTGCTTCACAATATTCTGCATATTTTTCCAGAATAAAGTATAGCACATAACGATTAGATTTTCTATCAGTGAATGGTTTTACCAAACCATCTTGAGAGATAACCATAGGGAGGATTTCAGTTACATATGTAAAAAACTTAAGTTTTCTTCCATTGGTTAAAGTATCAATAAACTCTTGCAATAGAACCATCGAACGAAGTGCAGTGCCATTCACATATTTTGCATTTGGAAATAGTTTTTTCCAAAGTCTATAACCTCTCAAAATTTTATCAAAATTGTCGCTGCTATAATCAACAGTCATAAACCAAAATTGATAGAATCCTTTCAGTTCCAGTGCATCATCTTCGGTAGAACCAAAAGATCCATCAACAATAAAATTCAGAGACAAGAGAACTTCCTGAACCCAAATTGCTTCTGGTTCTTTCCAGATAACACCTGCACGAATTTCTTCTAGTTTTGAAAGTTTTTTCCTAAAAGTATTAAGTTCGGTAAAGACTTTTGCTTCTGCCTCTTCACATTGCTGAAGATCATAATGTTCTGGATGTCTAATAATAGCACACATGTAAGGATCTTCTACACCACTTTGAAGATACTTGATGCCTTTATGCTGCCCATCAATGATTCTTGAACCACGTTCCGATTCAGGCAAAGAGTCGGGTCGAATGGCAACCACCATAGGGAGAAGTAGTGACCAGTTCATTTGTCCCTGCTTTTTTAACGAAGATGCAGAGATCAATCTTTGGTATTTTTCATCTGGTATAAGTGACAGCACCTCAGTGCGTGTCAATTCAATATATTCTAATTTAATTCCTATTGCACCAGTTGGTACGTTCAAATAGGCGAATTGTTGAGCAAGTTGCTCCAGAGTCTTAGACATGATGATACCTCTTTGGTATTTGATTGAAAGTTGTATGCACTACTTTGTGCATACAGATATTATATAGCAGTTGTTTTTATTTTGTCAATTACTTAGTTTTGCGATCAATCTTGTATTGACCAAACGCTTCGTGAATGTTATCGGGAAGTGCTGCCCCTGTTTCCTGATAGTTCCACTTCGGATAGTTTCCTTCAATAGTATTATACTGTATCAAGCAGTTTTCTTCAATACCTTTAGCACTTACAGGAACTGTAATCTGTTCAGACTTAAACAAACCAGGGACATCAACAACAATCGGATCCATGTAAATCATATAAACTTCTACCTTATTTCCTTTGTCCAGTTCTTCTCTCATGAACCAGTTGATAGCAAACCGATTGATGCCAGGATCATCTTGTCCAGCACTGAGATAGAAACCCATGCAACCCTGAATACCACTCTTGGTAGAAGATTGTCCAATCTTGTAGATCTCTCCGTTCACACACAAAATGTAGACAAGAGAAACATGCTTGGTCTTCAACTTCTTAGGGAAGTTGTTGTCATAATTCATTACAAGTTTGGTCTTGTAAAGAACATGCTTAGGACCAGAATAAGGATCGGTTCCATGAACAATCTCACCAACTCGGAGAGCATTTGGAACGTCGGAAATGTTCATAAGAATTGTTATTATACTACAGGGACACTTTAGTCGTGCCCCCTTTGTGTTAGACAGGAAGTTTTGCTACTGATTTACCCTTACGATGATTCTCAATAAAGTTCTTTGCAGATTGACGATTGCGACAGGTTTTGATCTGCTGTCCCTTGTATATGATGACCAGTTGTGTTGTGCTACCCATCAAAGGTACAGCAGCATATAACTCTGGATCTTCCCAGTTCTTACCAACAAGAAACCCAACTTCTTGTGGTTTAGAATCCAAGATGTAAGGATTTTCTGGTTGATTTATTGCCATGTTTTCATGTATTCATCAAGTGTATACTCTTCATCAACAGATGCTTCTTCAACCAGTTCATCATAATCCAGTTTTTTAATCATCTCCAGGTATTCTTCGGGTGTTGGATCTTCATCTGGATCAAAGTCATCGTGGCAGAGAAACAAATACTCCTGATAGAGTGCTTCAATCAGTTGCTCTTTGGTATAGTTCATCGGCGCACCACACTATCAAGCAGTTCACCTTTTTCAAACACAGTGTCAACTACATTCTGCAATGCTCGCTCAGTAGCAATACCAACCTGCGAGTAGACGGGAACAACACAGAGACCAAACTTCTTGGTGTCGCTACCCAAACGCAGCACACGTCCGATGGTTTGAGTCATCTCAATCACATCCATGTTGCGGAGGAAGACAACAGTTTCCAGTTCACTGACGTTGATACCCTCAGACAGAATAGAGCGATGAAGAACAACAAACTTCTTGCTGGAATCTTTACCCCATGCGTTGAGAGTGTTAAAGAACTCCTCACGATTGACTTTCTTACCATCAATAACTGCACCAGTCTTGCTGGTAATGTAGAGGTAAGAATAACCACGCAGACGCAACTGAACTGCGAAGTCAGTATGACACATCAAATTGACAAGTTGCTGCGAAGTCTTGACACAAACCAGGATTTTCTTGGTGTTGGTGTCATCAATGGTGTCCAGAACATTTGCACAATCAATATCAGGATTGATTTGCTTTGCCTTGTGAATGTCAAACTGCTTTGCTTGAATCTTAGGAGGAATGATATAACCACCATCCACCAGTTCAGGTGCAGAAACCCGACAGATGATGTCACCATAAACATCAACATCGTTCATCCCAGGTTTATTGATAGTGACAGAAGTCTTGCGCGTTGCAGTAAAGAAGTAGCAACGATCTGCATCACCAGAGAAGAACTCAGTAGGACCGAAGAAGTTACGCTTGACGCTGTTATGTGCTTCGTCAAAGTAAATCGTATTGACCTCAATATCTGCTTGACGTACACGATCAAGAGAATTGTAAGTGGTGAAGATGATGCAAGAATCTCCAGCAGTACGGGCAACATTAGCAAACATGTGGATTTGCTTAGGATTGGTGCTGCTGAAGTGATGAGTTTCACCACTATGAACGTGCATCACATGCACATTCTTGGTATCAATAACCTCCAGAAACTCACTGCACAGTTGCTCTGCAAGAAGAATACGAGGGCAGACAACAACAATCGTGCAAGATTGAGTTTGACTAATCGTAGTCTGTGCATCTGTAATCATCGTAAGAGTCTTACCTGCACCAGTGGGCATGATAAGTTGACCCTTAAGATGAGCAAGCATAGCATCACAACCACGCTGCTGATGAGGACGAAGAGTAATCACTTAGTAATCAGGTTGTTAAGGTCAATGATAGCACACTGCATCGCAGAGCGAGAGTATCCTGTTGCAAAAGGATAGGATTTCTCATAATCCACATCCTGACTTGAATCTACATTATAGCATACATTAACTGCACTCTCAAGGTCTTTAATTATGCGTTGGAGGGTATCAACCCCCACATTCACAGTTTCCATAGTATTAGAGACGATTTTAGAGGGGTCTGGTGCTCATACTACGGGGACACTTTATCCGTGCCCCCTTTCAGTTATCAACCCTTTTTCTTTGCTTCAGCGTTTCTTCTGCTGATTTCTTTAGCAGTAATAGGATGCTTCAGTTCAGATTCTGACTTTTTACCAGTTGCTTGAAGCACAAGATCTCTCAGTCTTCTTTCACCTGGTCTTCTTACTTTCTTATCTCTTTCTTGTGCAGTTAAACCAGATGCTTTGCGTGGAGTATATCCAGGAGCAGGTGCTGCTGCTGCTTTCTTCTTAGATAAGAGTTTAGATGCAGTCTTTTCTGCTTCTTTTGCAGATGGTTTTGCTGCTGCTGTTGCAGTTTCACCCGATTTCTTTGCTGCTGCTCTTGCTTGTGCTGCCTTTCTTCTTTCTTCTTTTGCTGCTGCTAATTGACGCTCTCTTGCAGAACCTCTCTCCTGCTCTGGTTGCTGAACTCTGGTGCTTGCTTGTCTCTGCTGACCAATATCTTTGCGTGGTTTGTATGTCTTAGCAGGTTCCATCTTACCACCACCCGCTGCTCTCATTCTACGCTTTTCGGGTTCTGTTTTCTTTCTTTCTGCACCGATTCTACCACCTTCACCAGTTCTACGAATCTGTGAAGATGACATGACTTCTTTATCATATGCTTCACCAAGTTCAGCAGATCTTCTTTTTGCCTTACTACCCTTACCCCTATCTCTATTAGGACCTCCCATATCTGCCCAATAATCCTTATTCTTTCTATTCATCTCACCACCAACTGAACGCTCTTCTGGGGGAGCACTTCTTCCACCACGCTTTCTCATTGATCCAAATTTTTTATCTAATCCCTCACCAAGTTCTCCAAGTGCTTTTGC